GCTTCTAGAAAGCCAGAACCCAGATGCACAGTTAGTTCCTGCCATAGCACACAAGACAGAGATGCAAATTAAGATCACTTCCTACCTGGATAAGGGACAAGCTATCGATGTTGATAACCTTGCCGCAGCTCCACTGGATGCCATGGAAAAGGCTGGTGTCTATAAGAATGACTATTGGGTTCGATGTATTATCAGTTCGAGAAAGAAAGACTGGGTAAACCCCAGAGTAGAGATTGAGATAACCAAATACAAGGGGGATTAAATGGATTGGGAAGTCGCGCATAATGCACCGCGTCCACAATATATTTGTGAAGCTACGCTTCGTAGAAACATAAGACTAACAGATGCTCTACGCGAGCTAGGGTATGTCCATAGCCAAGTAGTAGCGGATCGAGCCCAACATAAGGTTTGCGAAATAGAGACAGGTAAAACTGTTTTCGTAGGTGACTGCAAGGAAGTAGTTGAATGGCTGTCACCAGGCTTTTGGAAAAAATACCACGGGGAGGAGTAGTTCGGATGAAAGATACACCAGGACCAACACTGAATTATGGCCAGTATGACCCGCCACCATCATGGGGGAAATACTTTGGCTGGTTATTCTTTACTGTGATCATAGGGGGCATTGGCTTCCTTGGCTACATAGCGTCAGTCAACCATGTTGAAGCAGCCTTATATGCAGGAAAAGCAGGTTTGAAAAAGAAGGTAGTGCTTGAGCAAACAGAGGGAGAAGAAACGGTAATAACCCACGAGAACAGAAAGTGGTTAAACAGCAGCGCAAAAGAATGGAGTAAGTAATGGGGCTATTCAGAAAGGGTAAGACAAGAAATAATCTGGCGAAGCATGATTTAGAATCAGTTCATACAGCACTAGAATATATCAATACGAGTGCTTCTACCGTCGCAAGCATGGCAGCAAAATACCACAAGAGATATCTAATGGAGGGCTGTGAAGGAGATAATGATTTCATGGCTATCTGTGACACAACAACCACGGCACTTAAGGAGGCTTATGAAATCCTGTACCAAATCGTCAACAACAAGCAACAAGAAATCGCAAAAGAGTAGGGGGAAGAAATGGAAAAGAAAACCGAAGTTAAAGAAAATCATAATCGAGAGGACCAGCATTATACGGAAACCTGGTACAGAGACCAGCTCAAGCTCGGACATACTTGCAGACTCCCTCACTCATTCAACTCACCAAAATACAAAGACGCCAGAGAATTAGTTTATAAAGAATTTGCAAGATCACAGAGAAATAAAAAGATTTTGAATGTCGTCGCTATGTCGATGGTAATTATCAGTATCTCTTATTTAATATTCTCTTTCGGGTTTAGAAGCTGACAGTTACAGATTTTCATACCGCCAGTTATACCCGCTAATAGTAGTCCAAATGTCTGTATGAAGTGGTGGGGAATATCAGCGTCAGTCATCTCGTTGATGCACTCCATCACTTCATGCCAGAATGTTTCCCATTCGAGAGAGGGCTCTAGTCCTTCTCTTATTTGAATTTCCAAATCTTGAATACACCAAGACCCAAAGATAAACTCTCCAGGCTCAGAACAATCAGGCACTTCTACATATTTGATTGTCACAGTATGGGGTCCGACCTTAATTGTTCTTGGCAGCGAAAGCTTCTTACCTTCCATTGATCAACTTCCCTTCCAAGACACAAGAGCCGTTAACAATTGGGACTGGTACTAGGATTGGAGTCCCATCTTTCATAATATAAGCAGTGCCAAAGCCTGTGATTGCAAAGCGTTTCACTTTACTTGCGGGCATATAGTCTTTCATGGCATCAGGATCACCTAACCAACCCATCGTGGCACCGGTAATAAGTTCTCCAGTCTGGAGCTTCTTCTCGATAACCATTGCCATTCGGTGGGTATGTCCAATGGCTATCGACATACCAGCCATATTGAGAGATTGACTATGAGCAGTCTTACCAGCGTGACCGATATCATGAGCGAGGATGAGATTACCGAGGCGGAGGTGATCGAGGTAATCGAAATGAGCAAAGCCGAGCCTTTCGAAATCGAGGAGGCCGGGAACATTGATCATATCGTATATCTCAGGAGCCTTAGAACTCAGATACTTGTAGACTCTGTTCTCATGGTTCCCCATGATGAAGTGACGTTTGGCACTACCGGCGGCCTTATCAATTCTCTCAAGGAGCTGCTTTGCGACAGCTATTTCTTGGGCGAATCGCATGACTTTTGAAGGAGACTTATCGTGCCGCGACAAGCTGTAGACATCAAGGAAGTCACCAGTCAGAACAAGATGATCTGGCTTAAATGCCCTTAGAGCCTTCAGCGCACATGATACGGCTTTTTTATCGTACCAGGGACAGTGAGTGTCCGGCCAGATGAAGACCCTTTTAAGAGCCATCTATCCAATGCCAGTTCTTATCTATCCATCTTGCTCGCTTAGTAGGTCGTTGGTCTACATGAATCCAACTTGGATACAAGCCAAGCCCAGAAGCGTGGTGCTTATCTGCGAGCGCGTATAACTTTAAAATCCCCATCTTATCTATCTCCCCTTTATTCCAGTAAGTAATATCAGCAGCATAGAGGGTGTGATTCCTTGGAATATGCCAAGAGCGTTTAGCTCCACCTACCTTGGCATTGTGTGTTTCACATCTCGCCCCTGACGTTACTCGTACCGGAACTCCCAGGGAAACCCTTATCCCTTCGAGCAATGTTATTAGATCACTCGATACTATCACCTCACATTTACACCCACATCGGCATTCAAACTCAGATTGGGAGAAGTGCTTACTTAGTTTCGTCATCGATAATTCTCCTAATCATCTCTAGCTTAAACTGAATTGCCCCATATATGGTTATTATATCGTCTTTGTTTTTAGTAACAAGCAGTAGATCTAGCAGTCCTTTAACGTCTCTTGCTAGCATTTGTGCTTTAATGGACACTTACCATATCCACTTAACTTTTACTCCTGCACCATAATCCCCAAGGGTATCAGTCCAGGCATCGGCAGAAGCGAATAGAGATTCAGAAACTCGGTGATTGTAAATCAATCGACCAGTAAGCTTCTCAGGCGTTACGTCGGCAGTCAACCCAAGATGTCCACTACCGACTATAGCTTTGGGTCAGCGATTATCCCAATATGCTTAATGGCATTAGACTTTGATTCGCCAGCCTTAGTGATTGCCCTGGCTCCGGCATAGCCGAGTGCAGATAAGGCTGTAGCAACAAGCCCTAACCCCTGGAGAACAGTATTGTTTTCAACAGCACCAGAGCTCAAAATGGCTCCAGTAAGAATAGCCACCAGGCTCAACCAGAACTCCGTAGTCTTATAACCTTTAGTCATTATCATCCCCCTGCTTTGCCCAACGGATTCTAGATTCCTCTCGGAATTCATAGAACGCACGTTGGAAGTCTTGTAATTTATTCCGCATCTCCTGGACTTGGTCCTCAAGTGCGGCAAGTCTATATTCTACAGAGCCGCCGTTGGCCTTCTGCATCCCCTTTTCGACAAGCTTAACCAGCGCCATCACAACGCCAACCAAGGCTGCTGTAGTCGCGCTGTCTTCCATCATTCGTCCTTGATATAGTTCTTACCTGTCAACTTACCGAGGTCTGAAACGACCTCCTCCATATTGATACGCACTGTCTTTCCGGTGAGGCTATTTTGGGAAAAATACTCCCATTCACCCTGTGCGTTGTGGGGAGATAGCCGGGTAACATTACCTTGCCCATCGATGACTTGCATTGTCGAATCGCCGTAGGGCTGCGTAGGCGGCGTAAAATTATTCAGCCAAACTGCCCGCTTGACGATCCGCAGTTCGTCCATCCAGCCATCATGCCCTAGCGTTAATTCAGTGTTCCATGAATTGCCGATATTCATCCCGCCGGGCCAAGTTACTGCCGTAGTAAGAGGGCCATACCCCTTCAGGGTTCCGTCACGAAACATTAGAACGGTGTTACCAGTCCGAACGTATGCAACATGGTACCACGCACTGGAACCATCAACCGCCGCTGCAATGCCGGTGTCTGCCGAAGCAGTCAACACCCCCGTACCCCCGGACCCATAAGTGAACGACCACTTTTGAGTAGAATCATAAAGGATCCGAAAACTCCCGGCGTCATTGTGAGTTGCAGAACTAAGCAATCGTCGGCCAGAAACGCCATTGTCGAGCGTCTGAAACTTGACCCAAAAGTCTATGGTGAAATCCCCGTACCCCAAATCGAAAGAGGAATCATGGGAGCCCCCGTTAGCGTCTAGGAAATCTCCTGCGCTTCTGTCAAAAAGCATTGAGCTAGAGCCGAACTTGTATTGCGCGGTGTCGACTTCTGCTCCGGTCCGGCTTGCGTTGCTTAATCCGAAGCCGCCAGAATCGGCGAAGCCCGCTCCACTGGTGGCGGCGTCACTGCCTTCGAAGTGCATTAGGATGGCATTATCCAAACCTACTTCACTTTTTGCGAATAGCTTTGAATACCCCGTTGCGACAGTCGGAACAGCCGCCAGCGACTTAAGCGCAACCGCACCATCTGCACCAATAGACATCCGTTCTGCCGCAGTGTTACTGCCATCCGGCGTAGTCCAAAACGTGAGTTCTGTTGGTAAATCGTTGTTTGCAGATGTCCCTTGGACCCGCGCCTCAATCTTTGCACCCCGTTCGAAGTTCGTTCCGTCATGGCCCAAGAAATCAATAGTCCCAAGAACAGCATCATCATCCACCAATGCCGGGGATGCTTCTGTATTGTCGGCTTTTCTAAATGTGATTTTAGGGGTGGTCGCTTTGGTGTCGTGGTAGCAGGACACCAGCACTTCGGCATCGCCCGCCGCTTTGGACACCTCCAATAACGAATCGGGGCTGGTTGTGTTAATGCCTACATTCCCCGAACTATCAATCTGTAGTCGCTCGTTTGAGCCGTTGGTGTAAAACTTCATGGCATCGCCATTATTGCTATAGGCAATTTTTCCCTGCAACACGCCATTGCCAAAGCGAATACCACAATCTTGAGTGGTACCACCGTAAATGCCTAAAAACGACGCTCCATCACTCTCAATTACAGCGTGTGTGCTGGCATCCGTTGCCGCGCCGCAACTCCCTTCGAAGACGTGTAGAATTTGCGTCGGTGCATCCGTCCCAAGCCCGACATACCCATCACTCCCTTGAACAACCAGCGCGTTTGCTTCCCCCGAAGCCTCGACGCGAAAATCCAAATCGTCTCCGTCCTCGTTGATAACGACTTCGGTGTCTTTGATAGTGATCTGATCGTCGTTGCTCGAACTCTGATCGTCTACCCCTGCGTGCTCCGAGCTACCTGCTCCACCGCTAGGGGTTTCTTGTAACATGTTAAAGGGCATTTTCTTTCTCCTTAAATCTGATTACCCAGGCAACTCTGCCCTTCATATCTTCAAGCTGTCGTAATATATTTGCACATGTTTCCATCGGGTAGACGCCACCAGGCACATGAGGATGATGAGACAACCAGACTGTCGGATAGTCATCGGATGCTTTTATCAGAAAGCTGCCAGTCACATTCCCATCTTGCAACACGTTCTCTTTGGGTGGCATCTCGGTCCCATCCTTAGACCAACTCCACACCAGGAAGTCGTGGTCCTGATACTCAAACCCTTCTTCCTCAGTATCGAGAACGTACCAATCACCGCTAGAAGAGGAGGCATTCTCCTCGATTCGTTTCTTGTAGTCGTAGACGGTTTCGTCGGCTAGCGGGAGAGTTAGGGTATTCGCCGCTGCTTTGTTGCCTGCCACAAAATGACAGTCCCTCACGAACTCGCCAGGGATGGACGCTCGCATTTCTGGCATCCAGGTCTGCGGTTTTATGCCTTTGCATATTTGGCTAATGACAACCTTCACGTACTCATCGTAGCCATCGCATCTAATCGTCGGGTTTGGCATTAGACTTCCTCTACCTCTAGCGACCAAATTCTATTATCGCTTGCGTCGGCCACTGTCCCCATCCCGGCAATTTCCTGGTTCACTATTCCGCCAGTTGTCGTAAAGGAAACATCCGTATTGTTGCTGCCAGGGTTAGGAGGACTAGAAGCATCAAACCGTTTTTCGGTATCGTCGTTAACTGTCCAGGTATTGTTGCTAGGATCCCAAGTAATTTGCCAATCTATATTTGCAGCATCCTTAGCGTCAACTACGCTGGTGTAGCTAGTGGATATAGATCGCTTCGCGTACATTGTAATCACGTTAGACGCCACATTCATCACAGTCGTATGGGCAAAGCTGGTGTCTGACTTTGCATCATGCTTCCATTTCCACTGCACGTAGTGGTCGCCATCATCCAGATTTCCATCAGTAAATGTTGCACCTGTGGCACTAATAACACATTGTCTACCACCACTCCCAATTCGGGAACCTTCATCTACGGCAATAAAGTCATCTGGATTGTCTCTCGTATGACCAACATCAGCAAATCTCATTTTGAGCGTACCGGAGTCATCATGGATGAAGGGAACAGTTTTATTGGTATAGTCTCCACCAGTAGAGATAGGCACCCGAGAAAAGTTTCCATAGCCGCCCGACCAACTACTGTTCCCGCTAGCGATAGTGTTGTTATCAAAAACGAATCCCGATGCTTTCCAGTCATAAAGGGTGACGGATGCGCCTTTGTGGAACTCTTTGACATAGAAGCCCTGACCACCCCGCATAAAGGGGAGTAGTCCCATGCTCTCATCTATTGTGGCGAAACCCTTCACGGCTACTCCTAGAGCTTACCCAAGAAACAAGTTACCGTCATATCATCACCAGCTACACCACCAGTTACGGTCAATGCGCTGACTCGAAAGAACTCGTAGTTTAGCGGGAAGTCCACAGCATAGTTGATACTAGCACCACTACTAGCGACCCTGTATTTTAATGGAGATAGCGTTGCGGTGCCGGAGCTGACAGAGGATGTCTGTAGCGGATAAGCCGTAGACTCATCATCCGACACATCAATACCAAAATCGACATTAGTAGGTGAGCCTGCACCATCATCAACAAACTTGATAAGCAGGGTACACTGGTTGTAGCCAGCACACGGAATCCAATTGCTGTTCGGTGTAGTGTTACCGGCAGCGTCATCAATTCCTAAGTCTGCTGCACTGACTTTATAAAAAGCTGACAAGCGGTGAGGAGCTTGTTTACTCAGATATGTATGATTTGATGGCAATGCCATTTCTTTCTCCTATTTATTTCTACGCTTTTCTACGGCGTATGAACCTGATAGTTGTGCTGCCGGGAATCTGCCTTCAGCCCACTTTGGCTGTGGTTTAGGCCCAGGCTTCTCTTCTTCTTCTTTCTGAAATGTCTTAGCTAATGCTCCGGTGATAAGAGGGTTCATAACGTCAACGCCGATAATGGCACCGATAAGTTCTTTCTCTTGCTGGGGAAGTCCTTTTGCAACCTCCTCCTCACCCATGCGCGTAATAAACTCAAAGGCCAGAGACTTTGCTTGTTCTGGATAAAATTCATTAAAGGCATCAATCTCATTTTGAGTCAGGGTCCCATTGTAAAGACCTCTCATAATTATTCCAGGTCCATACTCAAGAACAGATAGCCTTTCTCCTACTTTCTGAATTTCAGAATCAGGAGGCATTATTTCTTCGCTAAATAAGTTCTCTTTGATTACGGGAGCATCGTCGATAATCTTAATCGCTTTCTCAATATACCCATTAAATTGTTCCTGCATCGCCATGTGCATATCATCATTAATGGCAAACTCTCTTGTCGCCTGATCAACCAGGGCTTGACGATTTGATGGGTCTTTCAACTGCTCAAATATTGTGCGAGTATTTTTGAATTCTTCTACTGTAAATTTATCAGGAATATCCGTATTCGGCATTTACTCCTCCTCGTAACTTTCAAGTTTTCCGGAAAACATGGTCTTGCCTTCAACTATTTGTTTCTTCATCTTTTTCCCTGTCACATACTCGGCAATAAACTTAGATGTGAAGATGCTAGAATATCGACCAATCTTCCCGTCGTCGCCAGGTCCTACATAGGCAAGGCGAGGCTGCCTTGGGTATTTTCCTGCCTTATTTAGCCATGTAAAATATCTGTTTACCTGCCCTGTTATAAATTCATCAAACTCATTACCGGCAATGAAGAACTTATTTATATTGGCCATAGCTCTTCCGGGACTAACCATCCCATCGTACATATATTTACCGCCACCAGCGGCAACACCTATCGCTATAGATGTCTCTGGATCTAATCCCATTGCAGATGCACCAAGACCAAATGCAGCTCCAGCCCCAATGCTCCACGGCATTATAGATCTATTACCGGCAGACAAGGCTAACTTATTGTCTGCATTCATAATGGCGGCCCATTCAAGAGCATCCTTCATCTCATTCTTCATTAGATCTATGTGGTGTTTTGTTGAGTCCCTTGCGTTTCTTGCAGTAGGGACGGCATCAATTACCTGTTGTCTTAAGCCGCCAAGGTCAAAATTATCTTTAAGGTATTTGTAGATCTCAAGGTTTTTAGCTGAGTATCGATACAGCACATTCGCGGCATGATCTTTGTCGGAATGATTAATACCGCGCAGCATGCCTTCGACTTTGCCAAAATCAATTCTATTTGCATCAGGGAAATCTTCTACTGACACTGCGAACTTATCGATAAGTCTCTTGTGCTGCTCGCCCCTTGCTCTTAGTAGGCTGTTTATATAAGCTTTCTTTTTAGCCATGTGGCCAAATGCTGTTGGCCCAACACCACCTACCGACCATGTTTTTCCTGTGTTTGAAAGTACCTCGGTAAGTTGGTCCTTAACGCTATCGGCCCATGCCTCTGTAAATGAATCTGGCTGTATTGGCCCATCCGTTACAGATGAATGAACTCTTGCAGATAATCTTTCTAGCTTTACAAATACGTCAGAGATAAAATCTACGGAACCTTGGGAAAGCTTACCAGTGCTCGAATTCACAAAATCCGCACTGAATTTCCAATCATCAAGGGCTAAATGGGCGAGAACGAATAATTGCTCTGGCTTCATGTTGCCAGTACTTTGACCGTATCTCTTAGACCATTCATGGAGTTGTGACAGGGCACCTGCTTGCGTAGGCTCATTTAGCCATCTTTGAAAAGCAATATGGGCTTGATCTATAGTGGCCGCTCCCCCTTGACTAAGACGACCAACAAGAGGAATCCTTCGGACCCAATCGAGAATAGTATTTTCAATAACATTAATGTCTTCGATAATAGCCTCTAGCTCGGTAGCGGCCTGATGACGTACTCTCGTTCCTGTCTTCGTAAGGTCGAGAGGTGTATATTCTCCCTCGGCTTTCGCAAGAAGTCTTTGCGTTTGTTCCCTTAGATTACCAAGGAATCCTGTAGAAACTCCTGTTTCTTTTGATGCAAAGTTTCCATTAAGCATTTGGTCTGCAAGGACAAAGGGATTTGCAGCGCCATCTGCGTCGGCAGGAGCAGCACTTATCCACTTTTTAACAACCACCAATGCGTGACCTGTTTGATCGGCTGCATTAATAAGCTTTTGGTTCTCAAGAGCATCCTTCAAAAAGTCAGCAGTCTTCTTAACCATCTTCTCTACTTGGCTAGAGAACTTTGCCATCTGTCTAGCAGCACTCTTTTTTAAATGTGCTGTAGTGAATCTCTCCGCGATGCTAATTGCTTTCTGAGGATCAGCAAACATCGTATCAGGGTTCATTGCAGCGCCACCCTTGGCGATTGTTCTTGCTATATCCTTAGCAAGGACGGAATCCATCATTAGCTTTACCGGATAAGCTCCTGCCTTCCGGATACCTTCAAAGGTTTTAAGGCCGACACCCCCTACCCCATGAAGGACGCCAGGAATAGCAATGCCAAGTGCAGTTCCCATTCCCATCTGGAGCCCGTATGATGTTGCGACATCACCCCAAGATCTTCCGTCAAGCTTGTCATCAATTGCTTGTGGCAAGCCATAGCCAGCGGAATACATAAGAGCTTCAGTGCCGAGGCCAGCCGCTCTAGGTAGAATACCTCTCCATGCTGACTTCTCTAATTGGTCTTGGGCGGCATCCTTAAGCAGCCATTTTCCAACTCTTTCCTCTGCTTCTCCCCCTAGTTGCCTTGCGATATTAGGGGCCGTAAGTGATCTGAAGGGTGCTTTTTTGGCCTGTTTTATAAGGGTCTTTAATCCTAACCTTGATGCCGGACCACCTAGCGCAGCCGTCGATGCTAATCCTGTTTCTGGTGCCAATGCTATGGCGGCAATCGTGGTTAAGATATCGGAAGCCATCATGTAGCCAGGATTGGCATCCATGATGCGAGCATACTTCTCATCCATGAGACCCATAGCGCCGGGAATGACTCCGAACGACAATGCTCCGGCAGCTCCTAACGCTGCGGCGGTTCCTTCGTAATCCTGGTAGTCATACTTATTTAGCCAATGGTCTAATGCTTCTGGATCTTTATAGGTTCCCCAACCATTTAAAACGTACTGCCTTGCGTCTTCTCTACCCATCAGCCTAATTTGGCCTAAGCCCTCTGGCTTCTCAGGGTCAGCTATATGAATAGGGACTTCTTCTTCATCAAACTCATATTCATTCGAATCAAGATAATCGTACATCTCCGAATCATCGAGATCTTTGGTGAGATTGCCAGTTGCATTATGATAAAGTTGAGTCACTGCTTCTGTCCTTTATCTTACTGATCGTCCGGGATGCTGTCCCACTGGTTGAGTTCTAGCGCCTTCTTTTTCTCTAAGACGCCTTAAATTTTCTTTCTGTTTTTTGCTTTGTCTTATTTTCATCCTGGCTCTTGTTGCTTTTCTGAATTTATCCACTTCCTCGTCGGTCATATCTTTCATTGGACCTCCTTGATAAACATTGGTTCCTCGCTGCCCCTGAAGCCGCTGCGTCTGACCTTGCGCGCCCATCCTTCCTTCGGCTTCTCGCGAAACCTGTCTTTCGCTTCTGATTTGAAACTTAGTGCCTTGAGGATCCCATAGCTGTGTTACGCTATTCATAATCTCAGTGGCTCTTTTAACACCGGCAAGGGTGTCAGGTTGAGCTAAGATTTCGTCAGCAAGTCTTCTCCTGGTTTGACCGTCCATTAAATAATATTCATCACTCGCCAAGAGGTTCATACTTGCAATCAGGCGGTCCATTTTCCACATTCCTAACTCGCTATGATCTCCAAGCGGAATTTGAGTCATAGCTCTTAACTGCTCCTTCTCGGCCAAGGCTCCAGTTTCGCCCATTGCCTTCGTCAAGACAGCCGCATATTGCTGTCTGATTTCTCTAATCCTTGTGAGGTCTTGGATTTCTTGACCGTATGGAACATCAAAATCCCCAACTGTCGTAGGGAGAAGGGTTCCTAATCCAGAGGAAGCTATAGCCTTAAGGACTATGTTCACATCTGTTCCTGATTTTCTCCAAAGGGTCTTTAGCTCCTTTGCCAGAGGGAGAAACTTGAATGCTTGATTTCGTGCAGCCTTCTCCTCTGGAGCCAGCTTCTTCTTTCTTGCTGCTGCCGTACCGCGAGCGGCCCATGCCTTGATAAGAATCGATTGCTTCTGAGTAATTATCGCCTCTCTTTTTTGCATCGCTCCAAGAGAGTTTGTCATATCGCGGCCAGCGTTTATAGCTACCCGTTCCGCCAGTGCAGCTTTCGTTGCAGCCTGTTCCTCTGATTTTTTTGCAAGGATTGTTTTGATGGCCCCTTGAGCCTCTACATCTTTCCAGTGAGCAGTATGTTTTAGGATTTCTGTTTCAACGTAATCAAGGAACAAGTCCTTCTGCTTAAGCTTGGCTGCATCTTTGTCATCAAAGTATTTATTCCAGTAATTGAGTCTGTTGTATTCTGCGTTTAGTTCAGCCTGTTCTCCATCAAGTGCGGCTTCTTGATTTCTAAGATCCAGATTCATTGCCTGGAGGATCATATCCCAAGCAAGAAAGGGTACTTTATTTCCTTTCTTTCTTGCGGAAGACTGGAACGTGAAGAAGGCATTGGCAATCAGGGCAATTGCGGCAGCGATGGTAAGTCCAGCCTTTAGGTTATTGACCTCTGTTACCGCTTTTCCGTTTTCGTCTTTGATGACATTGCCATCTTTGTCTTTCTTCGTCTCTATGAACTGGAACATCCGAAAGGCGTTGACATCCATATCGCGGACTCTTTTTGTCGCCGCTTCCATATCCGCCATAATGCGATTGGTTTTTTCAATCCTTAGCCGGTCATGTTCTTCGATATCTGCGGCTACGCCCTTCGCCATGCCTGATTGCATATCGCGGAGTGAAGTCTCAAGTGCTGTAGCTTTCTGCTTTGCTCTTGCCGTATCTTCCTTTGCCTTGTTCTCTATGTCCGTGAGCCTCAAAATCTCTGGCCCGTATTCGGCTACCGCCTTGTTGACATCTGCCTCGGCTTTTTCATATTTGCTAACTAGTCGAGCAAATTTCCTTCCGCGAGATTCTTCCTTTGGACCCCTGCCTAAGTCCCTTATCTCGTCAGCAACAATTGTTTCCATCTCTGCAAGTCGCTCATCGGAAGTCTGATGATATATACTTGTGGCACCAGCTTCCGCGATGATGTCGGCATTTCTTGATGTTGTGTCTCCCTTCGGAGGGATAAGGAATCCATCCTTATCAAGGTAGCCAAGTCGCCTAAGTTCTTCATTTGCTGCTTCAGGATTGTATTCAATATGCCACAACTCTTGACGATCAGGAGCGTTTGGATCTGTAATGCCAGTTCTATTGGCATATCCCTTTCCTCTTGGGATCCATCCCCTGACTAGTAAGTTGTAAGCGTTGTCTGCATACATCCATTTCCCTTGAGGGGAATTAGCCATTGCAGCATTAGAGGGATACTGTTTGCCGTCTTTGCCTGTAACTGTTCCAAATTCAGCTACATTGGCATTAAGCATAATGTCAGCGGCTTCGGCGTGAACATGTGGACTTCTTTGAAGATCTTGCCACTTACCAGGCAATAGATCAGCCTTCGTAGGGTTCCCTCCCGCGATAGCTTCTGGAGTAAAGTAATTTCGCCAATGTCTTTTATTTTGAAGAATTCGCTGAAAATTACTATCGGCTGAGCGAATTGCTCCATGCTGACTATAGACAACAAACTTAGAGTCTGGGTTTTCCGCCTCAAAGTCAGTGCCAAGTCGAGCGTAGGCTGGACCAATAGGATACTCAGACGAGCCTTTCTGGATAGAGCCATCCTGCATCGTGATGCCGCCACCCTGGATAGGTGCATATTGCCCTTCTCCTGGTCGGTCGTCATAGCCTCCTTCGGGAGCTTCCTCTTGCGGCTGGATACCAAAGAGAGATGGAGCTTCTTGGGCTGCTTGCTGGATACCTCCTGTGGCCGGATCAAAATCCTCAAGGGCTATTTCTTCATCACCTGTTTCTGTTCTGTAAAGTTGCAATAGCTCATTATCGGAATAATCTCCCTTAAACGGCTGAAGTGCCTTGGCATCGTCAACGCTAATCGGAGCTGGTCCTCGTGCTCTCTTCTTTGCTTCTGGGAATTTTGGAGCCGGAGGAACTTTTGCGACTGATAATATATCATCCGTTGTGCCGCGCTTTTTCGCAACATCCATAGCGTTGTGTGCATCTTCGACCGCTTTTGCTCGGTCCCAAATTAGCTGCGTAGCGGATCTCGCTGGTGGCTTTTCAGTCACCGGAGTCTTTAATTTTTCCTTCGGAATAGTGACCGTAGTAGGTTCGACTCCTTCAGTCTTTTCAGGATCAGCCATTAGATTCCTCCTGCTCCCATAAGAGATTCAATTTCTTTAAGCCGATCATGTAGATCACCCAATGCAGATAGGGCTTGAGTATCAGCAATCTCTCCTCCTCCAGGAGCTTCACCAGGAGCACCCTCTGAGAGCTTTTCAAGAAAATCATAGCTATCATTAGCTGGTAGCATCTCAGACTTTGCCATTTCCAATTCATCAGGAACCATCGGAGGAGGCTCCCCGCCGCCCATCATATCTGGGGGCATCGCATCTTCAGGTCCACCAACCCATGTTCTGGATCCAGGATCACCTGTTCTTCGGGCATACTCATCTTGGTATGGTGTCCTATTTGAATCTCCAGGACGATCTCTCATGATTGACATCGGGTCATCCCGCAAAACAGTTGGACTGGCTTTGCCTAATGCTCCACCAACCATTTCTTGAGGATTTGTAGATCTAATCCCAGGCAACGGAACTGCGGCGTCGTATGCTTCACTCGCGCCAAAGGCACCAACGGCACCTCCGATAATACCCCCGATAGTTGTTCCAATCGGAGTAGTTGCGGCAGTAGCAGGAGTAGGCCCTCCAGCCATAGCTCCAATGCCGCCGCCAATAGCGCCTCCCGCTTTGGCTCCAGCCCATCCTCCGGCAGCGGTAGCTGCACTTTTTCCTGCTGTATGTTTAATGCGTTCACTTTTTCTAGTGCTTTTATCGTCTTCTCTCGCCGCCTCACTTCCAACGTCGTAAGCGACTTTTAGTCCTGCTCCTACAGCGCCACCAGCACCAGATCCCCATTTGCTTGTTGCCGCGTCTACTGCCTGAGCAATTCCCTCACGCACACCTTCGGTTTTCACCAGGTTTAGGGTTGCCGCCTCTCGTTCTTTTGCGTTTTTTGCTTTACCAATTTCGTAAACACCAACTCCAACCCCAACTCCTTTTCTTGCATAATCTAGGTACGCAAGTTTGTCGGCTGTAGCCTGTCTTGATTCTTCGGCAATCTGATCCGCTTCTGTAATATTTTGACCTGCTTGCTCTTGCATGGTTGGAGGTCCCATTGCAGGCTTTTGCCTGTATGCACCAATGGCCGCATCTCGATCTTCCTGTGCTCGCATCTCGGAAACTCGTTGCTCTGTCTCACGGCCAAGACTCAGGGAGGTTCCCGTAGGTGCCGCAGGAGGAGCTAGATTTCTCTGCGATTGCTCTCTGAATGTATTATAAGCACCAATGGCATCGGTATTGTTTCCGCCGTAAGCAGAAGGTGGGGCCATATCTTCAGGATCACCAGCATAGTAATCATAGTCTTCAGGACCACCAGGCCGCCCACTTCCTTCTCGTCCTGGAGAGGGTTCGTTCTCTCCTATGTATCGGGCGTTGGGATCCCCCCTTCTACTAATATTCGCAGCAGCGGATTCCTCCGCGGCTTGAGCGCGGCTCTCGGCTGTTGCCCATTTCATTGGATTCCATTGTCCTGAAGTGTCATATCCTGGAACATCTTTCGTTCCGACCCCAGTACGAACCCAGTTTTGCTCTTGCATGCGAGTAACGTCCATCGCCGTTGTCGCCTCAAGATCTGCCTTCCAGTAATCATGGGTGAGCTGGTGCTTAAGTCTCTCCAGCGCCGCAGCGAGTTCTGCTTTATACTGTTCTTCGGCCAATCCCATTTTGGCATATTCGGCAATTAGTCGATCTCTTTCTTTCATAAGATCGGCTTCTACGCTTAGGTTAATTTCACGAGACTTTTGCTCCATCTCAGCATTGCTTAAGTTTGCTTGTTGCTGGAACTGTCCCTGCATTGTTGTGATTTGTTGATCTAGCTGTGCTTGTTCAGTTTGGAATCCTGCTTCTGCTTGAGCTGCTTGAAGTTGAAGCTTCCCTGCTTCGCCAGCCAATTGAGCACCAGCCATTCCTATAGCGCCAGTGGCTCCTCTTTCGGCCAATCCTGCCGGTCCTCTTGAACCTGCTCGCTGTGCAGCAATAGCTCGAAGAGTATTTTCATGCTGCGCTTGCATTCCGGCACTAACATTACCAGCAGCCATGCCGCCCAATGCGGTCATTCCGGCACCGCCTATTTGAGCAGCACCGCCAAGTTGAGCAGCCTCCATAGATGCCGCGTTCATCCCAGGAAAACTAGTACGACCCATTAACTCGTTTTGGAGCCCTGATCGGCTTTGATCTCTGTTAGGGCCATAGCCACCAACAGGAGGTGCGGGTTGACGACGACGGCTAGGATCATACGGGACCGATGGAATGGGCGTATATTGGGGGAGCGGGGCCATATCTTCACCCGCGCGCTCTGCCGATTCTGCTGGATCATCAGCCGGTGGCGTAGGATCGCTATCTGGCGGTCGATATGCTCCTGCCCCAGGATCATCTGGTTGATCATCAGGGCCATACGCGTCAGGTTGATTTCCAAATGGTGGCATTATACTCTCCTAATTTGAACCTACGGTTGAAGTGCTAGTAAGCTTTGCGTTGTTCTGCTTGTAGCCGTCAGCCTTAAGCCCTAACTCAAGTCCTATTTCCGTTATTGTATAGCCATCATCAGTTGAGCCAGCGTTATCGGCATCGACAACCTCAAACTGAATTGCTTGGCATTTTTGCTTTGTTAAGTGACCTCTGAACTGGAGCTTCGCATCAGCCGCATCACTTGTCGTAAATGTGTAAGAATTGCCAGGAGAAGAGGTATCATAGTCATAATAGACGTTGACTGTAAGCGTATGCTTGTCTCTCGACTCTCCAAGGACATGAAAGCTGTAGACTCTTTGGTAAGACTGGATACCTGCAAGCTGAACCCAGGCAGTCTTTACCTTTGTGGGGATATACGTCGTATTATCCGCAAATGTTCCAGCTTCCTTGTAGACTCTTGGATTCTTATTCGAGATGTGGTGAAGAAGGCCGATATAAAGCTTGTCGCCACTCCAGGCAAAAGAACCACCAGCGCCAGCTCCGTAGGTGTCTTGAAGAGTATCTACGGACCACTGCTTTAATTCATAATGGTAAGTTATGATCTTTACCCCAGTTTCAGTTCCGCTTGTCTGCGAAAGAAGAAACATTACAGTCTCTTGCTCTGGGTTAACAGTAATGTCCTTAATCATGTATGGAGTTCCACCTGGAGGAGAGAGGGCGTCCTCTACGGCAGAGCCTATGTAGACAATGCTCATATTCCGGCCAAGAAGATAGATTTTGGATTTGATTCCTTTTTTCGAGATAAAGATAAGACCATCATTGGTCAGTCGAACAGGAGATCCTTTTATGGCCCCAACTGTCGTAGGGACTCGCTTTACTTCATAAAAGCCACCAGAGCCTAAATTGTCCGGCCCTTCTCCCCCAACAATATAGATATTGTTCTCTGTAAATATAAATAAGTTTCCGTCCATCGTGCCTAATGCGGTCGGAGGGTCTGAGATATTGTTGGGTGTTTTAATCGAGAAAGCTTCGGTAAATGCTACACCAAACCCATCCTTAACGATTTTTGAGAAATAGATTACGTCATCTTTCCCAATAACAAAGAGTCTGTCTCGATGTGCGACTACATATCTGGCCGAGGCGGGAGGCGGCGTATTAGCCAATTCACCTGAATCAGTATAGAGAAATTTCCCAGTGGCAGCGGTGGCGTCTGTAATGTTGTCGTTATAGCTAACAAGCCCCGCAGATCTGTCCATGTTTACTGTGACGATATGATTATAGACAGAGCCATTCCCTTGAGTTCTGTAGATTGCAGCCCTTAGTTCTTTAGCTGGAAAATCAGGCAATTCGTTCTGGACAATATCAATACCGAAATTTTGCTTCACCGTTGCCGTCATGTTTGCAGAACCCGAAGGCTCGCTTTCGTGCAAATTCCCTTGAGCATCTGTCCACTCATAGACAATCTTGTAGTAGTATTTCTCTCCGCTCTCTAAAACTCCTCCAGTAATCGAGCCATAAGCCATTCTGAATGATGGTCTATCTGCAAAACCTATACTCCTAAATCGATTACCATCATATTGAAACAGTCCCTTATCCGCTACATACATGACATCTTGCAGCATCGCTGTACTTGGAGCAGGAGTGTCAACAAGCTCCTCGTTAACTCTTCTAAAATCATAGAGTCTTACTATTGAGTTTAGTGGCGTTTTAAGTGCTGTCGTTGCAGCAAGTCCATATCTTTCAATATGAGATGCAGTAGGAACAGCAACAGCAGAACCCCTCAATGCTAAAGTGTCGCCAGAATAGGACGCAGTTCTAAATAGATCGGTTTGATACTCAAGCGGCTGAAAACCTGCTATCGGGAGAGTGTCCCTTATCCATGTATAATACTCAGTATTCGCACTGGCTCCCTTTGCTGCCGATCTCTGTATGTCCCATAATGCGACTGTGTTTATAGGAATAGAGGGATAATAAAACCCTGAGACTCCTCCAGCATTGTCGTCATGGACAGTTCCCATCGTGAAAGGACTTCTCCCAAATACGAAGTTAAGTCTTTGCTTATAGGCCAATTGAAGTTCTGGGGTTCCAGGTATCGTAGCAAAAACATCAGCAGTAATATACAGGGCGGAATTTCCTGAGACTCCATGTATTTGGGTTACGCTTGATTCTTCATAAACGAGTGCAACATCTTCGTTTGCATTTCCTGTAATTGAATTAATGTCATCCCGAAAAACACCTCGAACGACTGTTGCAGAAGTGCCTGTGCTGAATGTTTGAGTAGGATTCCCACCATACGTCGTAAAGGATGTTGCTGCCTCTGTAGCTGCTACACCTATATGGTAAGTAGATCCATCTTGAAATCCAAAGGCTATCTTGTTCGCGTGTGTTCCGCTAATGCCTGGTTTGTAGATCAGGGCATGGCCGACAGCAGAAGTTGTTCCGGTTACTGTGGCGCTTGTTATCTTCAGCGTGATTCCGTGAGATGCCGTATCGAAGATGTAATATCTATAAGTATAAACTCCGCCAGTTAAGTATAGGGAAAATAGAAGAGCTTTTGTCGCTGTTGCGCTATTGCAAGCATCAAAGCTGGCTTGAGCAGTTGTGTATGCACTACCAGCAGCAGCAATAGTCAGAGGGTAATTTGCTGTAGCAATAAGCTCATCTCCAGCATCGCTCGCAGAGCCAGCAGCATTCTTTACAACAATGGTAGCGCCTGTAGGATCTACAATCCAAAACTTAATGGCTCCCTCATCCTCTCCAAAAATATAAAACTTACTTGCCACCCAGAGGGGTATCATTCTGCGACCGTTTTGCCCTGAGAATGTAGCAGCTCCAAGTTTCAAATCGCTAACCAGGAGAGTGTTTGTCTCTCTATCGACAATTGAACACCTCTTAACGTAATTGATACTTTGGTCCGTAGATACCCACTGAACATCAACAAAAGTGATACAGGCATATTTTCCGTCACTGCTGATTGCGACATTGGAATCTCTTTGCTGATACTCCGATCCACGCGATACTGGAATTGATGTGTAATCTAGGCCCTCAGAATATCCTTTATTCCCAGAGGTAAAATCTCCAATGAAGTTTCCAGAAGATTCAGAGTAACAAGTTCCTCTGTTTGCCGTACCCGCACTAGCCTTGTCGCCAGTAGCTATGTTCCGAGCTACCAGGGTATTCTTGTATCCGATAAGATCACTAGCCTCTTTGTCTATGAGGGAATAGCCTGTACGCTTATTCACTGCGCCAATCTTGTCAAACCTCCCATTCTCAAGAGTAACAAGAGAGTCAATAGGAATGACCTTGTGGTCTACCTTTTGTTGGACACCTTTTACAAACTTGATGCTGGCTTTATGTTTTCTTAATGGCATCTAAAAAACCCACACCTTAACATTCGCAGTTTGTGTTCCTAGCCCAGGAACCGTTAAGAGCAACCTTACAAATCTTGACTTGTCTGTTGGCGCATACTCTTCAACCTGAACGCTCGCAGACGTTCCATCAGTGAGAAGTGCTGAGCAAAGAATTACGCCTACATAATCTCTGCCAAGCCCATGCGGAGTTTCAGCAACATTCGCAGATCCCGCAGTAAGCTCTGCTTCGACAAGTTTTCCATCAAGGATAGAAACATCACGAAGAAATCCAATAGATTCTTCTAGCGATCTTTGAACTCTGTTTAAGGCATCATCCTCGCCATAAATGGGATCAAAGCGTTTCACGCGAAACCTCTTAACCAACCAGGTCTAGTCCCTACAAGCTCATCAGTAATGCCGCCAGGTTCGCCAACATCCCTGTTCGCTGCTGCTGTTTCTATTTTTGCTCTAATTGATTCTAACTCTTGGGAGATGACAGTGGTGCTTAGTTCTTCTTTTTCTTTCATCTTATAAACTGCGGTAACAACAGCATACTCTTCCCAATGCGACATTATGAAAGATCTTATCTCGTCGTCGTCCTCTATAAGATCTTCAAACCCAGGAATAAACCAAAGCCTAATTGTTGATGTCGTACTGGGTTCAGGAATGAATTCAATTCCATCACCTCTAATTTGGTATTGATAATCTACATAGCCACCGCGACCAGTTATTGCTGTAGCACTGTACCTGTCTCGTTCTGCGAATGAGAAGTTCCTAACACGGACAGTTTCTCCTGAATCAGTGAGATCAATCCCTAAGCATTTGAAAAAATTCTTAACGCCTAAAGAGTTAAAGGTGTAGTTTTTCTGGCCGTCAATAAGAGCGAAGTCTACATAGCTAACGTAGTAATCCTCAAATTTTCCAACAAGAATATCATGCAATTCGCCAAGTCCCACATTGAGATAACGATCAATCTCGGCATCGGAGAAGAAGTTGTTTCCAACAGCATCAGCTCTAGTTCTTGCTCTAGTCCTAAGCGTCGAAAGTGAAGTAGCCATGCTAATCTCCGATAATAAATAAGTCTACAGTGGGCGGATCATACCAACGATCAGTTAAGTTTAATTTGCTTGCTCCTGGGGTTAAGTCTGTGGTGGCAAATATTCCCCCCGGAACGATATTAAAAACATTGCTAACAGCGCCATTCCCCTCGCTTTTGAATTCGAGGACAATCTCATTATCTTCCGAGGACGGAATCTGGACCGAGAAAAAAGAGATGGTATCAAACACACTGGTATTCAAATCAACTCCAACAGAAATCTCTGTCAGGACAAGGCGGCTGAAGAACTTGCTTGCAGACACCTTGTAGGGTTCTGGGTCAAAGACAATCTTCGGTTTTGAAAAATCCGAATTCTTTGAGTAAGTTCCCTTGATTGATATCTTTGAATGATTAGCCATCAAGTTCCCACCAGAAATACCTCGCATTCACAAGCTGCCGAGTTTGCCGTTAGCACAAGGTTATTCGCCACAGTAAAATCTGTTGTGGCCAAAAAGCCGCCAGCGGCAATCCTCAGAAGGTTATCGGTAGAACCGTTCCCTGCGCTGCGAAGAGTTGCAGTCACATAGTTTGTCCCGTCATTGTTTTTCACAATAAGCAATACCGCCGAGCTGAGTAACGAAGTAGTCACAGTCGTTCCGCCAGTATCCGCCTCTACTTCCATGTGAAAGTATTCATCGACGTTACCAGTAGCGGGTACATACGCACTTGGTCTGAAGTTCGTCTTTGGACTGCTGAAATCTGCTGACGTAGAATATACGCCCTTGAGTTCTATCTTCGCGTGGTCAGCCATTACTCAATCCCTTGCTCTTCCAAACAGGTAACGATTGCATCTTTGAGCGCAGAGGAGAAAGCTTCACCGTCGCCATCATCCATTGCACTCATCATCGCAGAAGCAGATTCAGCGAAGGCTGCACCATAGTCAGTCTCCTCTTCCCCTTCTTCGTCATAATCATCTTCTGGCGCTTTGCCTTTAGGTGGCTTGCCACCGAGCATAATAGCCAGAACGTCCTTATCCTTTTTAGGCATAAGCTTCTCCAGAAAAAAACAGAGGGGCACTAGGCCCCCCTGCAAAATTAATTAAGCTGTAGGATCTGTATCTTCCAACAGAACAGCAACAAAGTGGACTTCAATATCAGAAGCAAAAGATGGCCCCTGAATATTGCCAGCATCATCACAGATGTTGAGAACAAAATTCCCACCATCAGTATCCGCAGCAACCGTATGCGACTTAATAACCGCAAACGCAGACTCGCCACTAGCAAATCCGTCATTAAGAATAGTGGCAACAATACTAATTACTCCGTCGTATTGACGATCAAGAGTAACGGTAAAGTTTGTACCACTGTACGAAACGGCAAACCCAGTACCAGCATTAACTGTTGGTGTGGTAGCTCCATTAAAGCGTCCTGCAACAATTGCTACATTTCCAGTAGCTTGCATAGAATTAGCAAAACCCATTTTATCCTCCTTATACCAATGCTACGCGACAGTTATAGCCGGGTGCCTTGCAGATAAGATTTCCGTAATAACCCCAACGGTATTCAACGCCATCAGCATTAGCTTCTCGGACACCTTTAAGGCCATCGAAGTCTAAAATGCGTGGAGCATTTCCAAGGGTTTTGAAAGCCCAAGTATCTAACTGGAGCAAGTAACCAACATTAATTGGGCAGTTATGATCAGCATAAATGGAGATCATTCCAGCAGGAGAAGCTAACTGAAGACTTGCGAAGCCAAAAGTTGCCGCTGAATCCTTTCCGCCATATCGACGACGAGAAGAATCCGAACCTGCAAGGAGAGCCTTGCCTTCAAGGTCAAGAGCCAGTTCAGCCCAATCAGTGGGATTGCAGAAAAACGCATCAGGACGACCACCTTCGCGAGCAGTTCGCACTGCCGCGTTAATGATTGTTGCCTGTGTGCTAGTAGCCCATGTCTGACGCTGACCTCCAAGACGAGTAGCGTCTTGTGCTCGGTTTACGCCAAAAAATGGAGTGGCAGTAATCGCCGATGGAATCCAGGCATCAAGACCAGACATCTTGAGATTAGTGCCGCCATCAGCCGCATCACCCTCAACATGGAAATGGTCGCCTGCCGCTAATGCAGGAATCCCTGTTGTTCCAGCAACGTTGACTGTAATTGTATCGGCATCCCGATCAACTCCAGTTACCTCCAAAACGCCGGGACGAAGAGAACCACCATCAGTAGCGCTCGCCTTAAGGCGATACCCAACTTCAAAGTTAATTCCGTGACCAGCTACCAACTCAATAGTTGTGTCGCCGAGACTTGGACTGGCATGAATTTCACCAATAGACCCGCCACCGCTACGATAAATATCCCGACCCATTGTGCGAGCTAAAGCAGCCAGCGCAGAATCAGTTTTGCTTTTCGCAACATCAAGCAAGGAACCCTCATTACCATCAGCGGCAAGCAAGGTTTCGTTGTCTACGCTTACGACCGCATAGTCTTTAACACGAGTTACAACGAAATCTTCCAACTTCGTTCCGCCTCGGTTATTCTGTGCAGTCTGAAACGTAGCACTACGTCCAGTGGTCATACCGTATTCAACGGCAAAGGTGGCATTTCGCCCTGGAAACTTAGTTTCCTTTGGGACCATCGCCAACAGTGGGTTGTTTTTATAACATAAGTTTTCGACCTTCTTATACGGATACATGTGTTTCATGGCCGCATCGAAGTTCGTTAAATTAAAAGACGCCATAGCGTTTTACCTTTCTAATTAAGTGAACAGTTTACCCTTCCAAAAATCATAGATCTCCTCGTCGGACATATCGTCTGCCGGTGTCTTAGTTGGTTGGGTTTGTAAATTATTGGACAATGTTAATCGCGACCGTTTGCCCCTACTATTCGATGCTTCCAATCCGTGGTGTTTTTTAAACTTTGCTATAACCGCAGGGTCGTTGAAGATACTATCTTCTTTTTCCCTTAAGCCGTTTTCTATCATTTGAAATGCTTCTTTAAATCCTAGTTCTACGCCAGTCTCCTGGTAATATGCTGCTATACCCTCGGCAACGTCCGGTGCCGAACATTGCTCTTTTGTTAGAGGGTACTCTTCTGTTGAGTCCATGAAGCCATTTATTTTACCATAATACTGGTTAAGGACTTCTTTTTGCTGACTAGCTTCGTTTCGTTGCCTTGCCGCAGTATCTCTTCTGATGAGTTCTTGCTTTAATTCAGAAAGTTCTTTCTCCGTTGCTGACAATCGAGCACCCGGGGAAGGAGTATTGTTTCCTGTCGCAATTCGATTAGTCCAATCAGTGTAAAAATCCAAAGGATCGATACCCTGTGACTTAAAGAACTCATGAGGGTCTTTAAGGATACGCTCTCTCGCACCTTCTAGACTCTGTACCTGGGACTCTCTTTGAGCAATCTCTTGCTCTTTTCGTTTGAATTCAATTTCTTTCTTCCGGAGCTGCCGATCCTTCTTGACTCGACTACTCCATGAAGTATCCGGACTCTCCTCTTTTGGGATTTCCGTTTCCTTTGTTGCCCCTGTTACCTCTGTTACCTCTGCCTCTTCTTCTTGGTAGATATCAAAGTCCGGCATTTCCTCGGTATCAGGGACTAGCCCAGCCAAATCCTCTGCCGGTGCTTCTGCTGGCGCTTCTGCCTCTACTGTTTCTGCTGCTTCTGACATTTTTTATCCAATCGGCGGTGTGCCTCCCATAGGAGGTAATCCTGGAGGTAATCCCGGAGGCAAACCAGGAGGAGGCATTGCTCCGCCCGGAGGAGGCATTGGCCCAGGTGGCATTCCAGGCGGTAAACCTGGAGGAGCCCCCGGAGGCATAGCCCCTGGCCCCATTGGTGGCATCATCCCCATTGGTCCCATGGCTGGCTGTGGTGGTGGTTTTGCTTGGTCCGATAATGAGACGGCTTGCGCTATCCATCGTCGAAGTAATTCTAGTCTGCGCTCGGGAACGCCTTCAAGCTTTCCTAAGTTGTATGATTGCTGAACACGCTCGATTGCCAGTTCCAAATTGAGATATGGCTCAGGAGCGGTGTAGTTTCCTTTATCGATCATATCGTCGATAATTTTATCAATTAGCTCAATATTCGCATTCTTGAGCTTGTTTGCTCTGTCAAGATCTGGGAACTCGAGTAATTGGTGAGCTTCTTCCTTAGTAAACATGCCATTCATGTGCATCTCTGTAACACTCGCGAGCTTTGCCGCAGGTGTCTGAGGAAGAGAACCAACAGGCTGAATACGCATAATGTACTCATCCTCTTTCATGTTTACTTCACTCCACTTAATCTTCTCAACCCCGGAGCCCTCAGAGAAGCTAATTGAGATAACCTTCTCTCCATCTTCGACAGCCTCTTTTACTAACGCGATTAGCTGCCTTGATATTTCGATAAAAACACCCTCATAAGCCTGTCCAACAACCATGAATCGTTCTGACTCAATATCGGAAAACTCTCTGAGTGCTCTACCGGATTCTAAGCCAACAGGCTTTTTGCTTTGTGCTGATAACTGGGAAATACCCGTCATCTCGTAAGCCTGGTTAACAAGCCGGTCTAGGTGAGAAAACATTTCCCCAGAAACAGCCTTGGGAACAAAGAACTGCGGTGGCGTTCCTCTGTATCGAATTGCCCCCCAAACCCTATTATTCAGATGAGCATTAACAATCTTGCTTGTTTCCTCGATAAAGACCTTCGGAGTAGCAAGGTGCATTTGTTGCTGAATTTGAGCCAGCAACTTGTTAATCTCAACCTGAATACCTTTAACCTCTCTCGCCAAGCCATTGCCCCAGAATGAGACAGGAGATTCTGTCCATCGAACGAATACAAAGGGAAAGTAATCTCTTGTGTATTCTTCATCCAATAGGGTTGCTGTTGAGATAGAGATAATGTGTCTACCGTCCTTAGCATCAGGACCGGACGGAAGATGCCAAGCTTCATGACACTGAATTAAGTCGGAATACTTGGATTCCTCAAACTCGTCATCATCTGGCTCTTGAACTGCTTCAAGAATCTGCCTTTTGTGCTTTGGGAACTTTGCTGCCAGGACATGACGAGAGACTAGTTTTGTTTGGAATAGTTGCCGTGGCTCCCCTGTGCCTGCCTCTGCTCCATCAACAGTCAGTTCAATCAGTGGCGTGCGCTCTAGTTTGGTCTTTCCATGCTCCATAAAGACCTTAATGACACCAGTACCGACAATGCAGGCATCCAGAAAAGCTTTTTGAGATACAGAGTAAGCCTTTGTGGAGTAAATCTGCCCCTGCATGAACTTGTCTAGATTCTTTGCCTTGCGTCGTTGGGACCAGTCACCACCAGCCGTAAGGAAGGAGATGGCTGGACGATGCTTTGCTATCTTTGCGGTAGCTGCCTGACAGAGAGAGTGGATGATATTGAATGTTAATCGTGGTCTATTGTTTCGATACCTGAATGAATCTTCGGAATTATTAAGAGGACGACCCCCATACAACCCGACAAACGTATTCAAGTCATTGTAGAAGTCATTCTGGTTATCTCTCAGAACGGTGATATACTTGTCGATTGCTAAGTGAGGATCTTTCTTAGCTTGCCACCAAAACACATCGTCAAAGATTCCATACATTATGAGTTTGCACTCCAGTAGA